TTCTATTCCATAAAAGAATGATTGTTTTTTAAGTTGCCATGCTATTTTAGTATTTACATCATTGATGGTTCCAAACTCTTCCGCCATCGCTTTAACATAACCTTTATTAATTAATAATGCTCCAGTTAATTTCCCAGTCTGTGATACAGAAAGTCCAGTTGAAAATGCAAACTTAGCCACTGAAGCTGCTGCTGATAATACAGCAATACCAACCCCCAACCATAGTAACCTTAACTTGTTAACCTTACCCGCAGCCTTACCTGTTTTTTTATCTGTTTTCGTGACCGCATCAGGCCAAAGTTCCATCTGTCCTGTAGTTTCTTTGGCCGCATTAGTTAAACCTTTACTACCTTTTTTGGTTTTTGTGAAAATACCTTTTATCCAATCACCACCTTTCATACTTTCTACGAATCCAGAAGTAGTACCTTCAACTGTGCCTTGGTATAATCCATCTTTCCACACACTGGCTGTTTCTCTAAAAGCATCTTGCGCATTTTTGTTTACATCATTAAAATTTATTGCATCTGCTATAAAATCTCCTAAGAATGGAATTCCACGAACTGTACCCTCTATACCAGACACCATTTTATCTATAGAGTTAGCTCCTGCATTTACCAAATTATTATAACGTTTTTGATGGGCCTGGATTTTTCCCATCTGTTTATATTGTTTTGCTAGATGCGTATCTCCAGCTTTTTGAGCTTCAAGAATTTTTTCACTAATATTTGCCCATTCTACAGTTTCTTTATGGATATTTTTTGTATTTGATAAAACCTCTTTTGCTATACCTAAATAAGATTTTTCTTCTTTTACTAAATTACCAGAAGCATCCACAGAATCCTTTATAGATGCACTAATCCCATCCCAAAGTCCAGAGATTCCTCTAAGAAATTTAGGTTGTTCTTGCTTTAATTTCTTAAACGCTTCGTATTCTTCTTGTTGATTGAATTTATCCGCCATTGATTTTATCTTAGTTTATTAAAGTGATATATGACCCATTTAGGTCAAATAGAATTCCAAATATTATAATGGATGATCTGCCATCCATTTAGCAAGTTCAGGTTCTTCCTTTTTTCTCTTTTCAATATGTTGTTGTATATCCTTACCAATTTTATCAGCAGCCGCTATATGTCTTTTCATAACTGGATCTCTTGATAAAGCTTTCAAAACTTTTGTAGATTTCTTTTTTGCGATTGCTTTAAAAAGACCACCGAGAAATTCTGTAATTATTTTATTTTCTTTTACTATATACTTAGCCAAGATTGACTCCTAAAAACTTAAATTGAGGGATTCATATATAAATATACGAATAATCATTTTTTAATTTTGGGAAAATTTGGATTGAGGGATTTTTTTTGTGCTTTTTCTATAGCTTCATTTTCTTCCTTATAAGCCCTATCTAATCTTTGAATATACCATCTTCTTAGATAAACTGGCATATTATAGGCTTGTTCAAAAGGTATTGAACCTCTAGAATTAAATGTTAGTTGAAATATCTGTTCGTGGATCTGAGCTTTATACTCAGGCGGAAGGCCAAAAAAACTGTACCGTCATCGGGACGGTAACTTCTACCTCCTCCCCGTCCACATCAATTAATATTTCTAAATCGATATCGGGGGTGTTGTCTGAAATATATTCTCTAAATGATCTACTATCTACAGCGAAAAATTCATTATCTACAAAGTTATTAACAACTGATCGTTCTGAATTACCATCAACTTCAAGTATCATATGTTTTAATCTAGTAGTAAGAGTTCTATCTATATCACTAACTTTACTTAATGATTTAGCATGTTTTTCAATAGCTTCAACATCACCACTAGTTAATAATTTATACTTAATAACTCTATCTGTAGTAGGTAAAGTAAATTCAAATGAATTTTGTCCTTTAGTCATCTTACTAAAATCTACTGAAACATCCTTCAATGAAGTTAAATCCAAATTATGTGTTGTAGGTTCTCCAGTAACAGGCGAAATAACTTCAAACTCATATTCTTTACCATAAGCTAACACTCTTGCAGCTATCAATAAAGCATTTTTATCACCAATCAATAAATCATCCACTTTGACTTTTTTATCAACTATCAAACTAGCTAAAAGTACATCTAAAACAACACCTTTAGCAATAAGATTTTGTGATGTCAAAACATCTTCATCTTTAGCTGTCATATATTTTAATTCGACCTGGCCACTTGATAATGGGCTTTTTTCAGGATAAAAATATCCTTTCGACGGTAGATCGATAATTTCCGTCGGAAACGTAGTTTCGGGCATGTTATTCTCCTTAATAAGATTTATAACTAATTGTAAATATAACTAAAATTTTTCAAATAAATTTTTAATTATTTTTTCGGTGCAAATTTCTCTTTGATTGGTTTAAGAATCATATCGAAAAGAATATCGTCATATTTTGTTGGTGTAAGTTTCACGATTTTTTCAATCGCGTAAATACCAACCAAAACATATTCCCAATTTGCTGCTATCCATTCACTCATTTTTATTCTCCGTTATTATTAATTTTTAATTAATTAGAATTGTAAGATTGCATAATCATAACGCAATTGTAATTCAATATCTACTGGATCTGATCCATTTGCAAAATCCAAATCATTAAAGTTTGCATCTTGTACCCATGCTCCTTTTAATGTCCATTCTTCAACCACATCACCAACTGGACCTAATAAATTAAAAGATACATCCTTTTTATAAAAATCTGAATAACCATCTCTACCTGTTACTGATTCGTGGGATAATCTCACCCATTCCATACATGCTTGTGCTGCAGAAGGTACAACTGGGTCATATAAAGTAACTCCTAAAGGTTGCCACTCACCTTTACCTTTAATGTATCTCTTTACATTAATATGGTCTAATACTATTTCTTCAAATGTAATCTGGGGCCTACTAGCTGTTTTAATCAAGTATGCAGGAATACCTTCGATATACATGACATACCGATTTTTAGTTTTCGGTTCAAATGGGGTAAACATTATTTCAGTTGCGTCAATTAACTCAGGCATCTTTTCTTCTCCTAAATAAGATTTCTTTTCAGTAATAAATATAACGGTTATGAAAAATTGCGCTTATATTAATAATAACCTTTGGAAGTTTTTTTGAAGTTTTTATAAAAACAAAAAACCCCAGTAAAACTGGGGCTTTTAGTTATCTTATTGAGATATTTTTTTATGCTTCTGGAAAGGTTGCTCCAGTAGGTTGAACAACAAAGTCCAATACAATGAACTCAGCAGTTCTTGTAGGTTGAACAAATATCTGTCCAACTAACCTATTTCTATCTATTTCATCAGGTGTATTATTTGATTCATCCATCACTACCCTAAAAGCATTCAAACCACTATTGGATTGTACATTTTCAAGATATGGATTAACCGAATTCAAGAAACGATTTCTTGTTGCGGTTGTATTCTGTTCAAACACCAAGAATTTAGATGTTGAAGCGATAAACTTCTTCAGATTAATTAACAATCTACGAACATTAATCCTATCAAGTGCTGAAGGTTTGGATTGTAATGTTTTTTGTCCAAACACCGTCGGTCCTTGACCTGGGAATGTTGCAATTGGATTAACTCTATTTTCATACAGTTTATCTCTCTCTGCATGATTTAACTTAAACTTAGCTTTAGAGGTTATAGTCAATCCACCTCTATTTAATCCTGCAGGTGCAAACCATTCTTGACCTATCCTGTCATTAAAAGCAAATACACCAGATAAAGCAACTGAAGGTGGTACCCAAACTGGTTCCACATTGCCGCCTCCTATGGCATAATTTACTTGTACCCAGGGATAATACGTAGCTGCATAATTGGTATCTATTGATCCAAGAGCACTTGCTGCTTGCGAAATAGTATCTGCCCAATGGAATCCGTCCATTATATAGAAACAATCTGCTCTTTCTTCCACCTTAGTTATAGCATGTTCGGTAATATTATTATGACAATTACTACCATCTTTACTATGAATAATTCCAGGAATTACCAACATATTAATATCGAATTCATCTGGATTAGATACTGCATTAATAGCTCGTTTATACAATGTAGTACCACTAGTACTTGAAGTAGAACAATCAAATCCCATTACATTAGTAGTAGATATATCATTACCCATAGATGGTTTTGAAGCTGGATCTACACCGTCGAATCCCCATTGAAAAGGAACTGCAAATCGTCTCTGACCTATATCAGATTCAGCTAATGTTATCTTTTCGTCACCCTTACTGCGCGCACTATCGGCCGGATTACCTGGTAATGTATCTGAACTATCATGACCATAGCAATTATTTAAACTAAAGCATTCATTAGATCCAGTTCCTGTTCCACTTGGAATAGGTGAAAGATAAGCTGCTCCATCATTATCATACTTGCCTCTTATTCTATTCGCTGTTCCAATGTCCATGAAATCAAATCCATGATACGTACTTGCTTGAAAGGTTTGTTGATCAGTATTATCAACTTGTTGAAGCTTCATTGAAGCTGAAGGTACTATAGTACCACCTGGAATTGGATTAGATAAAGATGCATACCCATACGGTACTACCGATTTTGGATAATTTTCTAAGTTTTTATAATCTCCAACTCTACACCATTTAGATCTATTTGGAAAGTTTCCATGATATGTCAACCTACCATTAGCATCTACGACTACATGAGAATCTCCAATTTGTTTTGCAAAATAGCTTGGAGAAGCTGGGTTAAAATCACAATTTTCCCAAGTTTCTGGTGCTCTACCATCTAGAGGTATAATAGACAAAGTAAAATCTCCATAATCAGATCCTGGAATTGTTCCAGCTGCTCTAATATTAGAAATACCTACTTTATATTCAGTATTCATATTAGTACCATGACCTAATGTATATACTCTAAATAAGTTTTTAAAACTTCTAACCGTAGCGCCATCATCCCAACCAGTTGCACCTTGATCTATAATATAAGGTGTTCTTGCAACACAATAATCAACATTTCCACCCCAAGTAGCTGCGTCACCTACTGCATCATATTGAGCAGTATAAGCTCCATTAGTTCCACCAGTAAAATTTAATCCAGCGGATGCTGAAGTACTACCAGTAACTTGTAAAGCATCTACGTCGTGTGAACCAGATGAAAAAAGATCTGATGTCTGGTGAAAAGCCTTATAGATATATGCATAATCAGTATTACTTTGCGGATCTGATGTTATCTTTTTAGCAAAATAATTTGCACTACCACTATCTAAACTTAGTGTTGAAAAAGTTTGATAGGTTCCGCCAGCTCCTATTATTTGTAGATCAAATGTATTATTAGTTGAATTTCCAGATGCCGAAACAGAACTTGCAATTCCAACATTCTGTCCAAGTCTTGTATTTGCTAAAGTGAAAGCAATTGCCGACCCTGAAGATGCAAATTCGCCACCCAAAGCCAGATCTGCTGCTGATGGTGTTCCATATGAACCTGACATTACTACATTTACATAATCTGCTCTATATCCACCTGTATGCATTACCCGAACTACCGTTACGCTAGATGCGGATTTTAAGTATTCTTGTACTGCGAAGGGAACATAGGATGTTTTTATATTTTGACCAAATCTTTCTTCAAATTCTCCACCACTCGTTACAATAGTTGGAACGAACGCTGGACCTTTTTGGGTTGGTCCAATCATTGCTGCTCCAATATTAGCTACACCTTGAGGGAGATAAGAAAGATCTGTTTCCTGCGTGAATACGCCAGGACTAACAATTCTTTCTGCCATTTAATTTCTCCTAGATTTTAGATTAAAAATTAGTTATAAAAGTCAAATATTATTTAGTATAAATATAAAATTAAAATCCCAAAATTACTCATTCGGCGTAAAAATACCGGTATCTAGGTCTAAATTTCCAATTCCATACTTGGAAGTTAGTTCTTCAACAAGGTTTCTCTCATCTTCTTGAGCAGTTGCATGTTGCGCTAACAATTCATCTTTCTGAGTATCCAAAGAATCCAAATTTTCTTGTAATCTCTCAGAAGCAATTGAAACTTGTCCTAGATTTACTGTAATTTGAGTATAACGATTTTGTAATTCTCTAATTTTTTCAGTTTCTTCTGCAGCAATCTTAACTTCTGCAGTTTTATTTTCCGTTTCAGGCATGTTTATAACTCCTATTTTGTCTTAGTTAATAGTTAATTTAAGTATCAAGTATATATATCGTTAAATTTATTCAAATAACAATTTTAATTCTTGATTAGTTTTAATTCATCAATTTCTGATTTAAGTTCTTTAATAGATTCTATCAAAACAGGAACTAACTTATTATAATCCACTGATTTAAATTTTCCTCTACCATGTAACCCATCATGTTCTTTCACAAGTTCAGGAATAACTGCTTCAACTTCTTGTGCCAAAACTCCAACATCATGACCCATATCATCGCGTTTCCAATCATATTCAACACCACGAAGTTTCACTATATCAGCTAAACCATATTTCATATCTGTAATATTCTCTTTAAGATTCATATCCGATGCTACCGTTGAAGAATACGCAACTACATCAGCATCAGCATGAAATGTACCTCCAGCAGCCATTCTAAATTCCTCTATTCCATTCTGATAATAACTAATTTGTCCATCAGATCCTGTAGCGAAACATATATTATCACTTGCATCATATCCAACTTTTAATCCTGTGTTATAAATACTTGTAATACCTGCTTGAGCTGCATCTACTCCGATTACTGCACTTGCTGCAGATAATCCTGTTCCTGCAAATTTTGATGCTACTCTATCAATAGTAGATTTTCTATTTGTTCCACCTGCTCCATCATCTACAATAATCAAATCACCACTTGCTATAGCGGCTCCAATATCAGTCATTCCATCGATATCTAATGCTAAGTCTGTAACCGCCGCGGAAGCATCATAACTTGTCATTCCAATACCACCAGCTGCAGTAATGGATAACGCATTAGTTAAAGTAGCCGTTAAAGTAGGAGAACCATCTCCACCAAGCGTAAGAACATCTCCAGCTTGAGTCAACATCAAATCACCATTATCCCAATTTATTACTGCCCCCTCTGCTAAGAATAAATCTGACCAACCAGTTCCTGCAACACCAAGTGCCGCGTCATCATTTGAAGCTGGTTTAACATTTCCACCTGCAGGGTCTAATGTAATGTCTGCAGCTGCAACCATTTTAAAATCTGTATCTACATCTAAATAATCAGATGTACTATCAATATTAACTTTTGCAAATTGTGGTGAAGAAGTTGTGTTTACTGTTTGGTCTAATGCAGAAATATTATCAGCAACCGTCTTATTAAGTGAAGTTCCACCAATTGTTAATGAGGTAGCGTCAACTTCAACCTTACTTGCTGATATATAAGTAATTGAAGCACTTGTAGCTGACAATGCAGTTGATGTAATAGATGTTGCTCCTGTTACTACACCACCATCTACATTAATCGTTCCATCAAGTACGACTTTACCACCAGCAACTGGATCAAGATTAATATCACCGTCAGCATCAAGTGTGAGGTGAGCAATCGCTGCATCCGCATCAACTGTGGAAAGAGTTGTAGCACCGTGATCACCAACTGCTATTGATGCGTAATTTGCCACCTGTGCGTCGTCATGAATCTTTAATTCTACATCATCAACATTAAAGTCAAAGGCTGTGGTTGTACCATCATCCATCGTAACATTACCACCATCGGCAGATAATGCAATATCTAAAGATGCATCAAGCGTTAGTCCAGTTGACACAACTGATAAAGCTGCGTCATTTGTGATAGTGTCTGCAGTTAATACCAATCCGTCAATAGTGAAATCTGTTGTTGCATCTATTGTAGTACCAGTAATTGCTGCGGGTGTAGTCCCACCAATGGCTCCTGGTATTGCCATAGTTTTACCAGCAACAGTAGCTGCGTTAAGATTAGCAACTACAGTTGTTGATTGAACTGTTAATGGTGCAGTACCTGTTGCAATACTTGAATGAAATTGAGGTGCTCCTAAATCTACACTTGAGGTTAAAGTTGTATCACTATGTCGATACGCTAACTGAGCTACCGCTGCATCAAGACCAAAATTTAATCCTGCTCCATTCATATTTGCTGAAGTTGTACTTCCACTAGCAATCGTAATATTTTTATCTGCTACATTTAATGTAGTGGCATCAACCGTTACAGTTGTGCCATTTACGGTAAAATCTCCTCCGACCGTCACTCCACCAGCAAATGAACTATTTCCAGTTGATGTAATTGCTCCACAACCAACCGTTCCAAGACCACTTACATTTCCACTCGTATCAAATGTATAGTTTCCATCTGAAAAAGTACCATCTATTGTTAAATTTCTAATTGTTGCTATATCTTTAGATGCA